TAGGATTTAATGCAAGACCACTTCTCTTTTGTAAAAATCTAATAGGGTCACCTGCGCCTGCAAGACTAACTAATTCACCTACTAATTTTTTACCTTCTTTAATTGCAATACCAGCAGTACCACCTAAAAATGCCTTAATCTGGTCTGCTGAGGCAGCGCCACTTGGTACACTTGCACCTAAAGCCTCTAAATCACCTGCAATACCAGCTTCTTCGGGGTCAAAGTTTTGTTTATAACCTGCCTTAATACTATTAGGCATATATAATGCAATTGCTGATGTTGTAATAGACCTACTTGGCAATTTTGATATAACTCTTGTGTCTGGTTTTCTATTTGCACCACCCATTAAACTACTTGTTTGAGGACTATAACCTAAAAATCCTGATTCAAATACAATATAGTGACCAAGACCATTGTTACCTAAATCTAATGGGTATTGAACAGGATTAAATGATAATGGATTTGCTACTAGTTGTGAATTAACTGCGTCATCAATTTCAAAAGGTCCTTTTTTTCGTAATTGAGCAGCCACTTTACCTGCACTTTTAGCGTCTTTCTTACCACTAATTGCGTCAGCAATAAATGGTGTAATCAAACTGCCTATGTGGTTTCGTAGTGATTTAAATGCCATGTATAAATAATCCTTGTAATAGTAATATTTATATAGATTATAGGTACATTATGGCAAAGAGTTATAGAGGTCTATACAGACCAACCAATCCAAAGAAATATGTTGGTAACACCAAACAAATAGTATATCGGTCATTGTTGGAAAGACGATTTATGCGTTATTGTGATTTAAATAAAGATATATTATATTGGGCAAGTGAAGAATTACCTGTTAGATATTATAACCCGCTAGACAAAAAATATCATAGATACTTTCCAGACTTTGTTGTAAAGACGGTGAATAATGATAAGTACATGATTGAGATAAAACCCTCACGACAGGCAGTAAAACCGAAAACACCAAAAAAGAAAACAAAATCGTATATGAGAGAATCATTTGAGTATATTAAAAATCAAGCTAAATGGTCTGCCGCTAAAGCATATTGTGAAGATAAAGGTATGCAATTTAAAATTATTACCGAAAAAGATTTAGGTCAATATTAAGTATAGTTAAAAGCCGTTCTATCGTGGTAAGTATCAATACCTGTATCTAAACTGCCACTATATACATCTGTTTTTTGTTGTACGCTAGCAGTATTAGTATCGCCACCTTTTTGAATTATAATAGGTTTACTATCAGCCGCTGGTATCTCTTCTATATTACTTACATCAACATTATTACCTGTAGAGGCAAGTTTATTTGCTTGATAACCTTTTACTAATGCGATTTCGTCAGCAGGACCATCATCAAAACTATTAGCAAGAATTGGAAAACCTGTACCACTTGAATCTTCAAATCTATATTTTGGTACACCTTTATCAAAATGAAATCTTGTGCCTGATAAGTCTAAACGAGTACCAGTTTCTTCCATAAATTTATTGATAGCGTCTTTATGTTTTTCTAAATTAGCAAACATTTCATCATCCATACTAGCACTATCTACTTTTGGTGCCTCTATTTTTTCAAATGAATCCTCTGTAGCTTTGTCTAATTCGTCTTGTGTTGGTTCTACATCAAATCTTATTTTCTTTTTGACAAATTCTGGTAATGGTAATGCGTCAATTACACCATTAATTGTGGTTTTTATTCTGTTGCCAATTGCATTAAAGAAGTCTATAATAGGACTAAACATATTAGCAATAAAACCTAATATTTTATCGGGCAATTGTGTTACAAAATTCTTTGCTTTTGTAAATGCACTTGACATAAAATCACTTATAGAATTAAATATATCAGCAATAAAATTAAATGCACCTTGCACGGCGTCTGTAATTGTGGTTTTTACCTTGTTATAAGCGTCAACAAAAAACCCTACTATATTATTTTTTAAATCTATGAAAAAGTTTTTTATATTTGTGATTGTATCTGTAACATATAAAGCAATATTATCATACAATGCTTTGAAGTCAATACCCATTGCCTCTGCAAGACCACCTAGAAACTCAACCGTTTTATCAAATATCTTTTTAGGTAAATCTAATAAGAAACCTAATAGTCCCTCTTCTAACCCAAACATTCTGTTTAAGCCACCTAGTATATCACCTTCAAATATCATTTTAAATCCTTCAACAACGCCTGTTACTGCGTCAACAACCAATTCAAGAGCGTTACCTATTTCTGTCAATAATGTTTTAATTAGAAAATCACCAACTCTTTTAAAGAAGTCAATAACAGGTTGTAGTTTAGGTATTAATTCTTTTAATTTATCTAATGCTGGTGCTAATGCTTTAGCAATGTCGTCTGCATAATGTCTTAATAAAAGAAAACCAGTTATTAATACACCAAGAGGACCAAATCTACCAAAAACTTTTACTAATGTTCCGCCTTTACCAAAAAACTTCATTATAGGAGCAAATAGTTTTACTATAAATCCTACACCTGGTATTGCTAATAAAAATCCACCAATTTTAGCTAAGGCACCAGTTAACATACCACCTTGTTTCTTTGCCTCGGGGTCAGGTGGTACATCTTGACCTTTGCCATCTGCACCTTCTAAATCACCTGCTCGTTCTTTTGCTAATTCTGTAGCGTCTTCTCTCTGTCTTCTTAATGCGTCTTTGTCAAAACCTAAACTTTCTCTTAATGTACCAATAATGCTATCCAACTTGCGTAACGCTAACATATTAATCTCAACGAGTCTATCTAATAACTCTGTTGTTCTTTCAACAGGTTCAATCGCCATAGCAGAACCAGCAGCGCCTACCATTGCACCACCAACTATATTTTGTTGTTCTTGTACAACCGTTAATGCTGTTGACTCTATTGCGTCTTTTGTTTCTTGGTCTGCCATTTACTATTTACTCTTTTTACTTGAACCTGTGTATAGACCAAACCAGGCAGCGCCAGCACCAACAACGATACTGATTAACCCACTTTGTTCCATAGTAGGCGCCTGTAAGTTCATATACCATATTACACATTTATATAACAATATAATATATACGGTCAAAAACAATCTTGGAAATATTCTCCAACTATCTACTGCTCTAGCCATATGAATTAGTTTTGCATATGGATTAGGACCCATATCTTTAACACTAGTGTCCACTTCTAAATCAACCTTTACTTTCTTACTGATTTCAGGTTTATCAGCAGGCACTACAATTTTTTCTTCTTCAGCCATTACTTCCTTCTCTCTTGTTCTCGTTTTTCCTTTTCTTCTTTAATATATGCAATCAACAAGTTTACATATATCTCCCTTTCCCACGGTACCATTTCATTTAATTCGGTTAATGAATATTTATGATGTTGCATTAACGCAAAATTCACCTGATAATGGTTTTCAAGCGTGTCATGTGATAGGGCTATCCGAAAAAATCGGAAAGACCTGATAATGTAATCTTACTTTTTACCTTCGTTTTAGGGTTTTCAACTTCAATTTCATGCATTAATTTAGGCATAGTTTCATAAAATCTTTGTATTTTCTTAAATGATTTACTATCTAAACTTTCAACAAACTTATCTAGTTCTTCTCTAGTATAGTCTTTTGCTAAATGCACCTTTTCACCTTCAAAGATTTGATAAATGCCATCTGATATAATTTTAAATAATGATTTTGTATCAGTACCTTTACTATAATCTTTTGTAGGGTCAACTGCATTGATAGTAGGATATTTCATCAATACACCAATTTGTTTTTCTTCATTGACCATAATTTTATTTGTATGTTCATCATCAACATGAACATCAACCGTAGATAGGTCAACCTCAACCTCTGCATAATCTTTTTTTGTGTCTGGACATAACACTTTAAGTTTAGCAACCTCACCTACTGATTTAGACCTAATTTGTAAAAATACATATTCTAGGTCAAATGTCGGTAAATCATCTACATTCAATTGTCCATATGTACAAACATTAACAATTTCTTTTAATGCTTGTAATATCTCTTTTTGTTTTTGCGACTCAAGAGCTTGTAATAAAATCTTTTCCTCTTTTACTAAAAAAGGTCTAAACTTTACTTTTACATCACTTGATGGTAATGTCAACTCAAAAGTATTTGTTTCCAATACTGGCAAAGCCATAATATTATCTCCTTGTTATTAACTAAAAGGTGGAAATAATCTTCCACCTGTAACTCTACCAATTGGTAGACTTCTTCTAGTTGTTTGTAATATATCTCTTCCTGCTCTTCTAAATTCAGGAGGTAGTTTACTTAATATACCACCAAACAAACCAAAATCTTTACTCGCTTTTATCGTTGGTTTACTACCAACTGCGTCACCTATAGTTGCACCATTAACATCATCAATTGTTAAATTAGCCCATGTTCTAAAATTTAATGTTACAGGCACTTGTACAACTTGGTCATTTGAACCATATGCATATTCTATACCACTTACAATTTGTGGATAAACTTCAAATAATCTTACAGCATATGTAACTCTGGCGTCATCATCATCACCTGCATTAAATTGACCTAATTGAAATATATCAATAGAACCAACATAGTCATTATAATATCTCATGTCGTGAGTTTCACCGTTAAATATTGTTTTTTGCCAGTTTTCCCAAAACATTCTTTGTCTTAAAAATTTATCACCATAAAATTGTAATTCTATCTCACCGCTAAAAGAATATGCATAAGGCATTTCTCTTTTTGGTCCATACATTAAATGGGGTGCTGTGTTAATATCTCTACTAGGCATGGTAATTTTATTACACATCATCTGCATATTCTCACGAACAGCTGCACTTTTTAAATCATTATTATTTTGATTAGCACTAGCACTTAAATCCTGACCTGCTGGTCCACCTGGTTCAATAACTAATTTTTGTGGTGGATTTATTATGACAATAAACCTATTAGGTCTTGCCATACCCTCACCTTGATTTATCTGTGCCTGAAATCTTTGTATAACACCAGAACCACCAGGTTTTCTCTGCAATCTAGGGTCTTTTGCAACATCAACAAGCGACCTATCTCTAGGCATGCCTACTCTAATATCAAAATTACCTATTCTTCTACCGCCTCGTAATACTGCCATTTTCTTTCCTAATTATTGTTTTGCCTGTTATATATCCTAATACAAATGATATTGACATCACCGTACAAATTGCTAATAAATGCCAAATTAAAAATTGCATTATAGTATTTTTCCTTTATTAGGTCCTTTTTTAATTCTATATCTTTGTGTGCCTGTAGCACCAATTTCTACTTCTTGTCTTAAATTTTTAGAAAGTTCTAGTTCTTTCTTTTGTTTATTAATTTTGTTAGTATGTTCTACTAATTGTTTTGTTCTATCTCTGTCCATTAGTATGTCTTT